TAGTATTTAGAAAGTTTGAAAATGATGATTTTGAAGTTACTGAGATTTTTGAACAAAATAACCCGGATATCTTTTTTGATAGTGCAATCTTATCTGCTTTGATTGGATCGTGTAGTTTTATCTACCTTTCTAAAGGGGATAATGAAGAAGTTAGATTGCAGGTGATTGAATCAAGCAATGCAACAGGAGTTATTGATCCGATCACTGGACTGTTAAATGAAGGGTATGCAGTATTAGCTCGTGATGATTATGGGCAACCAACTTTGGAAGCATATTTTGAGTCAAATGCTACTCACTTCCTTCCGAAAGGAGAAGAGCCTTATTCAGTCAATAACCCTGCTAATATTCCTTTATTGGTCCCTGTTATTCATAGGCCGGATGCAGTTCGTCCTTTTGGTCGTTCACGTATTACTAGGGCTGGGATGTATTATCAAAAATACGCTAAACGAACTCTAGAACGTGCTGATATTACTGCTGAATTTTACTCGTGGCCACAGAAATACATCATTGGCCTGGATCCTGATGCAGAACCATTAGAAAAGTGGAAAGCAACAGTTTCTAGTCTACTAACTATCTCAGCAAGTGATACTGGAGAAAAACCTAGCATCGGACAGTTCACGACTGCTAGTATGACACCATTTACCGAGCAATTGAGGACAGCAGCAGCTGGATTTGCTGGAGAGATGGGTTTGACCTTGGATGATTTAGGATTCGTTTCAGATAACCCTTCATCTGTAGAAGCAATTAAAGCTAGTCACGAGAACTTGCGTTTGGCAGGACGGAAGGCACAACGTTCATTAGGAGCCGGCTTCCTGAATGTAGCTTATGTAGCCGCTTGTTTGCGTGATGAGTTTCATTATGAAAGAAGCCAATTCGTAAAAACAACCGTTAAATGGGAACCTTTATTTGAAGCGGATGCTAATATGATGACAATGATCGGTGATGGTGCTCTTAAATTGAATCAGGCCTTGCCTGGCTATATCAATGCAGAAACAATTAGAGACCTTACAGGTATTGAGGGTGATATGTCTGCTTCTCCTGTGGTGAAAGAAGGAGATCCAGATGGAACATGATGTCTTACCTAGTATCCTAAAAGAAGTTCAGCAACGCTTTGAAAGTGAATACGGGAAGAGCGAGGTTGTTAGTCGAGCTTTTGCAGAATTACAAGCCAAAAAAGCAACTTATAAAACAGCAAATGAGTTTGCGATAGAAGTTGGAGAGATTCTTTCTAAAGCTCTAGGAGCTTCTCTGAGTGCCGATAAATTACCAGATGGTAAAATGTATTATAATATCGCTCAACGTTTGTTGACGGACGTGCTAGGTCGCAATTATGAGATAATAAGCGGTTATACTAGAGATGTTCAGAAAAAACTAAATACAGATGCAAAAATCAGTTTGAAAGTACAAGTTCCTGAATTGAATCAGGATAGGGTCGCTGGAATAGTTAATCGATTGGCATCTGAGGAAAATTTTGAAGATGTCAGTTGGTTGTTTGGTGAGCCAATAGTTAATTTTTCTCAGTCTATCATAGATGATAGTATTCAAAAAAATGCTGAGTTTCATCATAAATCTGGATTACAACCCGAAATTATTAGAAAATCTTATCTCCATTGCTGTGATTGGTGTCAAGAGGTTCAAGGTAGCTATAAATATCCAAAAGTTCCAAGAAATGTTTATAGAAGACATCAACATTGTCGTTGTACTGTTGACTATGACCCAAAAAGTGGAAAAGTTAAAGACATTTGGAGCAAAATTTGGAGAAAAACTGATGAAAGTGATAAGATAGAAGCAAGAAAAGATATCAATGGGAAATCTCAAATGAGCGAAGTGAGAAAACTTGCGCTTCAAGAAGGAATTTCCTCAAACCCTATCAAAAAAAGTCGTAAAAAACTAACAGAGAAGCAAATCATTGATGCTGTTGGTGGTGGAGATAGAACCAAAGGATCATGTTCATCAGCAGCATTTGCTTACATAGGTAATAAAGGTGGTTATACCGTTTTAGATTTTCGAGGAGGGGAAAGCTGTGACTTTTTCTCTAGAAACAGTAGAATCCAAATGATAGGAAACCTTCCTGGTGTCAAAATGCATGTTGTTAAAAATACAAATGACTTTGCTGCTGTCAGAGAATTGTTAGAAAAGGTAGAATCTGGGAACGAATATTATTTAGCGGCAGGTAGACATGCGGCTATCATAAGAAAAAATGAAGGCCGTTTTGAATATTTGGAATTACAATCCAGAATATCAAACGGGTTTAAACCATTAGATAACATTGTTTTGAAAGAAAGATTCAAGTGTAAAAAAACACATGGTACAAGACATGGTAAGTATGAAGTGGATAGTTGTATTATCGATTCGGATTCATTGAAAGATAATCCTGAGTTCCATAATATATTGAGTTTCATTAACACATCCGGTTCTAAACAAATGAAAGGAATTGAAGGCCATGAAAGATGATTATGAAGAAATAAACTGGTCTGAATATTGCTATAAAGAAAATCATGATGACAAAATTTGGTGGGTTGATACGTCATGGCTTGCTAAAGGGTTGATGTTATTTACGTTTGATAAGGAAAAGTTCTATAACCTTTTCGAAGATTACCCTCAAAACATGACCTCAGAAGAGGTTGAAATCTTCGATAAAGAAAATCCATTTTGGGCTGAATTCTTTTCAGACCAAAAATAAGAATACTGAAGCACTCGAAAGGGTGCTTTTATTGTGGTTTTGATTAGGAGGTGATCTGATATCTCCCAGCGATAGGGTTATCATGCGATTACGATTGAAAGGTTATAGTATGGCTAGGAAAAAACTTGGCAATCAGAATCCTACTCAATCGGTGATTTTAAAATACGTCAAGAAAAATTCATTAGCAAATGAAGCGATTGATCTTTATGAAAAAACTGGTCTTTCTTGCTATTCTTGGCAAAAAAACCTTCTACTACCTATGATGGCTGTTGATAAAAATGGCTTATGGGTGCATCAGAAATTTGGATACTCTATTCCTCGACGGAACGGGAAGTCAGAGCTTCTTTACATTTTGGAGATTTGGGGGCTGCATAAAGGACTAAACATCCTTCACACAGCTCATCGTATTTCCACTTCTCACGCCTCATTTGAAAAGGTTAAACGTTACCTGGAGAAAATGGGATATGTGGATGGTGAAGATTTCAACTCTATCCGTGCCAAAGGACAGGAACGGATTGAATTATATAAAACTGGTGGTGTGGTCCAATTCCGTACCAGGACATCAAATGGGGGTCTTGGTGAAGGATTCGATATGCTGATCATTGATGAGGCACAGGAATACACAACAGAGCAGGAATCTGCTTTAAAATACACTGTAACCGATAGTGCCAATCCAATGACTATCATGTGTGGGACTCCTCCTACTCCAGTTTCCAGTGGTACAGTTTTTACTAAGTATCGAGAAACGTGCTTATTCGGTAAAGGAAAATACTCTGGATGGGCTGAATGGTCTGTGTCTGAAGAAAAAGAGATTGACGATGTGGATGCCTGGTATCATTCAAATCCATCAATGGGTTATCACTTGAATGAACGAAAAGTAGAAGCTGAGCTAGGTGAAGATAAACTAGATCATAATGTTCAACGTCTAGGTTTCTGGCCTACTTACAATCAGAAGTCTGCTATATCTGAAACAGAATGGAACGAATTAAAAGTATCTGATATTCCTGATCTTGTCGGACAATTATTTGTTGGGATTAAGTATGGACAAGATGGTACAAATGTTGCCATGAGTGTTGCAGTCCGGACGAAAGATGGACGTTTTTTTGTCGAAGTTATAGATTGTCAATCAGTGCGCAATGGTAATGACTGGCTAGTGGCTTTTCTGCGTAGTGCAGATGTGGCCCAAATCGTTATTGACGGTGCAAGTGGTCAAAAGATTCTAGATGAAGAATTAAAGGATTACAAAATTAAGAATGTCATCTTACCAACCGTTAAAGAGATCATAGTGGCAAATGCTTTTTGGGAGCAGGGTATTTATCAAAAAAATATCTGCCATGCTGGACAACCATCTCTATCAAAAGTGGCTACTAACTGCGATAAGCGTAATATTGGTTCAAATGGTGGTTTTGGTTATCGCTCTCATTTTGACGATATGGATATTTCTTTGATGGATAGCGCTTTGCTTGCGCATTGGGCTTGCGTAACAACTAAGCCTAAGAAAAAGCAAAAAATCAGTTATTAAAAAGTAGCAGTCACAGGACTGCTTTTTTTGATGATAAAATTACCGAACTGCCGGGAAAGCAGGAGAAAGGAGACATGAGAATGTCAGAATTTAAACCAATTACTACACAAGAAGAATTTGATGCTGCTATTAAGGCCCGCTTATCTCGTGAGAAAGAGAAATACGGAGACTATGACCAGATCAAATCTCGTGTTACCGAATTGGAAGAAGAAAATATTAGCTTGAAATCAACTATTGAAGCTAATAAGCAAAGTAAGGATGATTCAGACAAGCAACTCGAAGAAATGCAGAAGCAAATCGCTGGTTATGAGACAGCTAATCTGCGAACTCGGATTGCTTTGCAAAATGGATTACCTTATGACTTAGCTGATCGCTTGCAAGGTGCTGATGAAGAAAGTTTAACAGCAGATGCGGAGCGTTTGGCATCATTCATCAAACCCATTGAACATGTCGCACCAATGCGGAACCTAGAGCCTGCTCTAGAAAAGAATGAAAACACGTCTTATAAAAACCTAGTACAAGGTTTAGTTTTTGAAGAATAAAGGAGTAATATTATATGACAGATCAACTATCAAAAGGTACATTATTTGACCCAATGCTTGTGACAGACCTCATCAACAAAGTTAAAGGTCACAGTTCATTGGCTAAATTGTCTAATCAGCAAGCTATTCCGTTTAATGGATTAAAGGAATTTACATTCTCATTAGATGCTGATGTAGATATCGTTGCAGAAAACGGGAAGAAAACGCATGGTGGTGCAAGTCTAGAACCTGTAACTATTGTGCCTATTAAAATCGAGTATGGTGCTCGTGTATCTGATGAGTTCATTTATGCATCAGAAGAAGCTAAAATCGATATTTTGAAATCATTTAATGAGGGATTCGCTAATAAAGTAGCTCGTGGTATTGATATCATGGCTTTCCATGGTGTTAATCCACGTACTAAACAAGAGTCTACAGTAATTGGTAATAACTGCTTTGATAAAGCTGTTACCCAAACTGTTAATTTCACGGATAGCAATCCAGATGCAAATGTTGAAGATGCAGTGAAAATGATTCAAGGAGCTGACAATATCGTTAGCGGTATGGCTATTGATACTACATTTTCAAGCGCACTTGCTAGCATGAAGAATGCAGCTAATGAGCGTCTTTATCCAGAATTGGCATGGGGAGCAAATCCAGGTGCTATTAATGGTTTACCTGTAGATGTAAATACAACGGTTGGACTTAATGTTGGGACAAACAAGGATGTTGCTATTGTTGGGGATTTCGCTAACATGGTGAAATGGGGATATGCTAAGCAAATCCCACTTGAAGTTATTCGATATGGTGATCCAGACAATTCTGGCAAAGACTTGAAAGGTTATAACCAAGTATATCTTCGTGCTGAAATTTACCTAGGATGGGGAATCTTGGACAACAATAGTTTTGCTCGTGTTGTGAAAGCGGGGTAGTATATGGAATACATTAATGTAAAAACAGGGGCTACTATTGTTACTGAAAATGCAATTAGTGGAGGCGATTGGGTTCCAGCTGATCAAGTTGAAAAAAATGTGGGTTCCCAAGAAGAAGCGACAGATAGTCAGGGAGATCTGACTATCTCCCAAATTAAAGCTCGCTTAGATGAGTTGGGCGTTAAATACGACAAAGGAGCTAAGAAGGCTGACCTTCTTGCTCTTTTAGAACAACATGAAGGGTAAATAAAATGACAACATTTGCGACAGTTGAAGACCTTGAAACTTTGTGGCGTTCTTTGAAATTTGATGAACGAGGAAGAGCTAAGGCACTGTTGGAAATTGTGTCAGATTCTCTTCGTGAGGAAGCTAAGAAAGTCAGCAAAGATTTAGATAAGATGGTGCTTGACAGCCCATCTTATCAAAGTGTTGTGAAATCTGTTACCGTGGATGTGGTTGCTCGTACATTAATGACATCAACCGATCAGGAGCCAATGACACAAATGGCTGAGTCTGCTATGGGATATTCTTTTAGTGGCTCTTATTTGGTGCCTGGTGGTGGCTTGTTTATTAAGGAGTCTGAACTGAAGAGGTTAGGCTTCAAAAAGCAAAGATATGGGGTGATTGATCTTTATGGGACGAATTAAAGGTATTACGATCACTCTTATAGAAACCGTTGAGAAGGGAAGGGATGACTTTGGTCATCCCATTTTTGAGGAAGTTGAAACTTTGGTGGATAATGTCCTTATATCTCC